CTTGGAAGAGGAAGAAGCTGACACATCAGCCACCAACACCAAGACTGAGTTAGAAGATTTGAAACAAGCTCAAGAAGAATTGGTTTTCGAAAATAACCAACTCAAAGAGAAACTTCAAAACTACGAAAACGTAGTTGGGCAATTAAAAGAGAGCGTCACTGACGTTAATCTTTCAAATGCTCGTTTATTATACACGAACCGCGTGTTAAGAAATACCTCCTTAAATGAGCGGCAAAAAGATAAAATTGCCGATGCGATTTCGAAAGCTGGTTCTGTTCCGGAAGCAAAGACAATATTTGAAACGCTTCAAAGCACAGTGGAGTCCACACCAAAACGTGGACCGCAATCACTGAGCGAAACGATCAATCGTCGTTCTTCCATTCTTCGCGCTAGCAGCCGTAGTGAGACTAAACCCGTCGATCCTCTGGCCGTTAGAATGAAGAAACTAGCAGGTATTAATTAAAATAAGGAGAAATTAAAAAATGGCTGGTATTATTGAAAGATTGACTGAAGGGGTTGTCAATCGAGATATGCGTGCGGAAGGTCACGCTCTACTGTCAAAGTGGGAAAAGACCGGACTCTTAGAAGGACTCGGAAACGAACGTACCAAAAATGGTATGGCTCGTCTTCTTGAGAACCAAGCTAAGGAGCTTCTTCGCGAAGCAACCTCGATGAGCGCTGGCGATGTGCAAGGTTTTGCATCTGTCGCTTTCCCTATTGTTCGTCGTGTTTTTGCAGGATTGATCGCAAATGATCTTGTTTCTGTACAACCTATGAGCCTCCCAAGTGGACTCATCTTCTTCCTTGACTTTACGTTCTCGGGAGATCTTGGCGCATCTGCTACATCACCGGGTAGAAGCGGTAATGAAGCTGGAAAGTCGATTTATGGTACTAACCGAGTTGGTGCTCAAATCACTGGTGGTGTCGACCTTGTCGGAGATCGTGGTGGCGACCTTAGTGGTCCTCGCACATCTGGACGTGGTTATGATTACACTAGTCCAACCGGTTCCGATGACAGCGTTCTAGGTCTTTACCTTACCGGTGCTGCTATTTTCACTAGCATGACTGACGGAGATAGAAAGCTGATTCAGTACGATCCCGATCTTCTTGCTTTGGACAATGGTACTGGAACTGCAACCCATGCTTACGCTACGATCTGTATTTCTGCATCGGCCCTTGATCAACTTGATCAAGAAAACCTTGCGGCTATTACATGCTCTAACTTCTACACTCATGATGGTGGTGGTGCTGGCGCTTTAGGTATTGTTATGAAATCCGATGCTCGCCTTGTTCGTCGTTTAACGCGTCCAATGGCTGTTTCTGATATTCGTCATGTTACAGCTACTGGTATTACCGAAGCAGATGTTGATAAGCAAATTATCCTCACTTGGATTGGTAAGACGGGTTCTGCAGACGACGAAGTTCGTTGTACTGGTGGCGCTCTTGGTGGACTTGACTCTACTAAGGCAATTACTGGTTCGTCGAATTGGTTGTTCCCACAGACTGATGACTTTACCAACGGCGACAACGCAATTGGTTCTATTCAAGGTACTGCTGTCTGGGGTCTGGAAGGAAATCAAGAAATTCCAGAAATCGACATCAAGGTCGACAGCATCGCTGTTACCGCTCAAACTAAGAAGCTCAAGGCTAAGTGGACTCCGGAGTTAGGTCAAGACCTCAACGCCTACCACAACCTTGACGCAGAAGTTGAGTTGACCAGCATCCTTTCGGAGCAAATTGCTCTCGAAATCGATCGTGAGATTGTTGCTGATCTTGTTAACGGTGCTACTGCTGCTACCTACTACTGGTCTCGCGCACCCGGTCTTTTCTTAGACAAGGTGAACGGTGTTGAAGTTGGTGCTAGCTCTGCTGCTCCTGACTTCACCGGTACAGTATCCGAGTGGTACGAGACTCTTGTTGAAACTATCAACGATGTGTCTGCACAAATCCATCGCAAGACTCTGCGTGGTGGCGCTAACTTCGTGGTCGTAGGACCTGAAGTTGCCAACGTCCTTGAGTTCACCGCCGGATTCCGTGCTAACGTAACCGCTGATGCTGAAACTGGTACCATTGGTGCAGTTAATGTTGGTTCGCTGAGTAAGAAGTTCGACGTTATTGTTGATCCTTACTTCCTCCGCAACGTGGTTCTTGTTGGCCGTCGCGGTTCCTCTTTCCTTGAAAGCGGATATGTGTACGCTCCATACGTACCACTGCAAACCACACCTACGATCTTCGGACCAGAAGACTTCGTACCCCGTAAGGGAGTCATGACGCGTTATGCCAAGAAAATGGTGCGTCCTGATATGTACGGACTCGTTATTGTCCGCGGACTCAACGGTGAAGCTGGCAAGTCCTGATATGTAAGCTTTTAGCACATATCTGGTATAAAACCAAGCTAAACACAACACAGAAAGCCCTCGTCTTGAAAAAGGCGGGGGTCTTCTTGTATGTCTAAACTATTTATGGCGAGACAGGTACAACTTGTCTTTCCTATTGTGTTTTAACATGATTACAAATGGAGGGTTTTAAACTATGGGAAGTAAAAGAATAGGCTTAGCGCGTCTTGAAGCGTTATTAGAAAATTTAAAGAGAGAGATCGATTTGAGCCAAACAAGGCTTTTGGGCGTTGTAAAAAAGTATCAAACAAAAACTGCAAACTACACCTGCGTGGCCGCGGACAGCGGTACCACGATTCTTGTGAATCCAGCAGCTACAACTTTGATTCAGTTACCCGGTGTTTCGGATGTGGAAACTGGCTGGAACGTCACAATCGTTATTGACGAACAAGATGGCGGAACAATGGATCAAATTGTTAACATCGGTACCAAAGCTGGTGAATTTTTCCAAGGATTTCTTATCGCCTCAGATGGCGGCGGGAACGATTTTGCGAACCCGGCTGCAGACGATTTCATCAATTGTAGCACCAGCTCTACGAGTGGCGAAGTTATTCATATTGTCAACGACGGCACCTTTATGCACGTCACCGGCACTATTGTCGACGCGACTGATACTAAGTTTGCAGAAACTGCAGCTGCCTAAGCTAAATTAAAATATATCTTTAATATTTTTCCCCCTCTTTTGAGGGGGTTTTTCTTTTCAAAAACGCCAATCTGCCAAAAAATTTCGGAGCCAATTTTTCCAGATTTTCGTTTCGTCAATTTATGACTATTTAGTACTACAGGTTTAACAGAGAGGATACATCATGAACCCACGTAGAAGATTAGCTTTAAAACTTAAAGCCAGAGCAATACGAGAAGCGGCTTTAACGCCTGAAAGTGCTCCAACCCAAGCTGAAGAGGTAGTCACCGAAATTGCGGAAACCGCGCCTAGAAAAATTCTTACAACATACGATGGTAAGGCCGAGACAGTTATAGCAGAAACTAAGGCTGAGGTCACTAAGACTGCTAAAACAACTGTAAAGCCGACTATTAAAGCAAAAGCACCTAAAACTGCAAAAGCCAAAAAAGCAACGTCGACCCCAAAGACCAGAAAAACCAAGACAACCAAGAAGTCTTCGTAAATATATTACATAAGACTATATCTTTGGTTACGATCAACTATTTACCTAATAGGAGGGTCCGTGCGTGCCTACAAACTTAAGTCCGAAATCACAAACAAGCGCTATTATCTTAACGTCAACCGGCTCTGTCGAGCAAGTAGCGTCTGCGGTACCTTTTGGTATGTACACCGGCTCAGCAGCGTTCCGCTCAGGTGCTTCTGATCAAGTTGCTTATGTTTATAAGAAGCTTGGCGGCGATGTGGTCGACATTGAGCTTACCCCAGCAAATGTTTATGCTGCCTACGAAGAAGCAGTATTAGAATATTCTTACATATTTAATCTTCATCAAGGTAAGAATGTGCTATCAGATGCATTGGGCAACGTTACAGGGACATTTAATCATCTAGGTCAACGCACATCCGGCCCAGCCAGCGCTAGTCTTAGGTTTCCTCGCGTTGAGGCGAATTACACAAATAAAATTGCCGATGGTATGTCAACAATGGCAGGAGTTGGTGGCACCACCTCTATTTATTCTGCCTCCTTCACAACAACACAAAATCAACAAGATTATGACTTGCAAACCATCATTTCAAGCTCTTCGGCTTCAGGTGTCAACGACAATGGCGATCCAATACCATATGCAGGTAAAGTAACTGACAAAAGAATCATTGTTGATAAAGTATATTATCGCTCACCAATTGCGATGTGGCGTTTTTATGGTTATTATGGAGGGATTGGCGTAGTTGGTAACTATAGCACTTATGGACAATACGCGGACGACACAACCTTCGAAATTGTACCAACTTGGCAGAATAAGTTACAAGCTATTATGTACGAGGACTCGTTATATACTAGAGTTTCACACTATTCATACGAAATCATCAACAATAAATTAAGATTATATCCAACCCCAAGAGGCACCGACAATTTTGCTGGATATCTTGATAGGGTTTGGTTTAGATTTAGAATTAAATCAAACGTTTTTGAAGAAGAAGGTGACATCGATACTGGTATTGAGGGAATTAATAACATTAATACTTTACCGTTTACAAATATACCATATGAAAACATCAACGCCATAGGTAAACAATGGATCAGAAAGTATGCTCTTGCACTTTGTAAAGAGATGCTTGGTCAAATTCGTGGTAAGTTCACAACAATTCCAATACCGGGTGAAAGCGTAACCCTCAACCATTCAGAATTGCTTAGTCAGGCTAAAGACGAGCAACAACAACTTAAAGATAAGCTAACAGAGGTGCTAAAAGAAGTGGAATATCCAGAATTGGCCAAGAAAGATCAAGAAAAGGCTACCGCAGCGGAGGAAACTTTAAGAAGATCACCATTGCCAATATTTGTGGGATAGGAGAAAGTAAATGTCAGACGATAACAACTGGTCAAAACCGAGCGCTCCCCCACCACCTTTGTTTTTGGGCAAAAAAGAGCGTGATCTTGTCAAACAAGTTAATGACGAACTTGTTGAAAAGGTTATTGGGCAGCAAATATTATACTATTCTATTGACCTTGGAATAACCCAGTTTCATGACATGTATGGTGAGGCTGTAAAAAAGACATTTCTACCACCAATTAGAGTTTACGCTCTTGTTAAATTTGATGATGAGTCTACACACTACTTGGAGAATGCTGGAATTGATAAAATGTCACAAATTACAGTGCAATTTCACAAGCGTAGACTTGAACAAGATCAGGACGTATATGTTAGAGAGGGTGATTTTGTTTTATATGGCGATATATACTATGAAATTACTAAGCTTTCGCAGCCTCGCAAGCTTTTTGGTCAAGTAGACGAAACGTTTGAGATTGCTGCTACTTGTAAACGCGCAAGAAAGGGACTATTCGATGCTACCTGATAATTTTGATTTTACTCAGCTCCCGGAAGAGGCCGACAGCTTAACTTTAAAAGAAGTTGGCATGCTTGCCTCTAATATTGAAAATATTGATTATTCTGTTATGTCGTGGATGAAAGAAGATTTGGCACTCATGGCAATGACGAATCAAGGATTTACAAGAGTTCCCGTACTGTGGCAAACTCCAGAAAGAGCGTTCCAAGTTAAAAACGAAAAAGAACTGAGAGATGACAACGGCGCTCTTACATTGCCAATAGTTAGTGTTGAACGGACAAACATTACAAAAGATCCTGCTAGAAAAGGCGGTTATCAGGCACATGTGTATTCTGCTACCGGCGAGCCTCAAAACAAAAAAGGCACCCTTAATGGGACAACTGGTAGAATAGTTGTAGGGAGAAGAATAAAACAAAACAAAACGCGAAATTTTGCTGTTGTGCAGGCTAACCGAAATCGCAGTAATTTACCTACACGTCAACAGAATTTTCCAAGAATAAATAAAAAAATTGTTGTGCAGACATTATCGATCCCAATACCAGTTTATATCAATGTAGATTACAAGATTATAATAAAAACTGAATACCAACAACAAATGAACGATCTTATGACGCCTTTCATTACGAAAACAGGGCAAATCAATGCTTTCGTTATGAAAAGAAACGGTCATTTATATGAAGCATTTATCGAGCAAAGTTTTTCACACAATAACAATGTATCAAATTTAAATGAAGACTCAAGGATGTACACTTCCGAAATTAATATAAGAGTTTTAGGATATTTAATGGGTGAAGGTGATAACGATGACCGCCCTATTGTAAGGATTGACGAAAATATAGTAGAAGTTACTTACCCGCGCGAAACAGTCCCTCGACCCGGTGATCCTGATTTTTTTGGCTCTTAAAACACTTCCTGAAGTGTGTTTGAGATTAAAAATACTATTTATTTTTGATTGCGCAAGCATTTAGAACATTATACTATAGAGAGGGACAAGTAATGTCAGTAAAGAATTTTAAATTTGTATCGCCCGGAGTGTTTATCAATGAGATAGACGATTCTTTTTTCCCAGCCGACGCAGAAAACATTGGTCCGGTTGTGATCGGACGAGCCGAAAGAGGCTTGGCTATGCAGCCAGTTAAAGTTAGTTCGTATTCAGATTATGTTAAAACATTTGGAAATACTGCACCGGGCGCCGGCGGAGGCGATGTTTATCGCGATGGTAATTTTCAAGCACCTATGTATGGTACATATGCTGCCAAAGCTTTCCTTCGTGCGAATGTGGCACCTCTCACATACATTCGCCTCCTTGGTCATCAGCGCTCCGATAATGATGGTTCAGCCTTAGCACAAGCCGGCTGGAGAACTGATGCAATCCCAACGGCCAACAATACAGCAAACACCCGCGGCGCTACAAATGGAGGCGCTTTCGGCTTGTTTATCTTCCCTTCCGGCTCTAGTTTGGGGACCGGAACAGCAGCAGCACAGAATCTTGGACGCGGACATCTCGGCGCTATTTGGTATTTGAACAACCCGGGTGCTGATGGATCAACCAAGGCTGAGATACAACTCAGCGGTACTGTTTACCCCGGGCTTGGCAATAAGGACGCTACACAATTAGAAGCCGCGGGAATGGGTATACCTATCTCGACTGATTCAGACGGATTATTTACTGTTGTAATTTCAGGCTCCAAAACAGAAAAAGTTAGATTCAATTTTGATGATGGTAGTGAAAACTTTGCGCGCAAACGTTTTAATACCAATCCTCAACTCAATAATACAACCGCGTCAAATTATTTCCCAAGTAGACTTAAAAGAGATTATTGGCTCGGAGAGACCTATGAGCAGTCATTAAGAGCAGCAGGCAAAGCTAGCGGCGGACAAGTTGGGGTCATTTACCCTCTTGGTCTCGGTGGTGGTGTCGCTGGTACGACGTCGACTGCAAACCCTGCACTCATGAAGGGTCAAGCAGCTACTGAAGCCCGGGCCGGCTGGTTTATTGGACAGCATTTGGGACCCGCAGGTAGCTATGAGCCACAAAACATGCAAAAACTTTTCCGTCTCAAAGGACGCGGACACGGTGCATGGCTTAGTAACAACGCCAAAGTTTCCATTGAAAGAGTCAAAGCTTCTACTTCAAAGAATAGTGATTACGGCTCTTTCTCTGTGGTTATTAGAAGCATTTCTGATACTGATCAAAAAGTACAAATTCTTGAAAGGTTCGATAATCTCAACTTAGATCCAAGATCACCAAACTTTATTGGACGCAAAATTGGCACAAAGTATCAACAATGGGCTGAAGCTGATAAGCGCCTTAGAGAATATGGTGATTATCCAAATAATTCTGCCTATGTATATGTTGAATTAAACGAAGATGTAAAGGCAGGCGCCCACGAAGCCTCTCTGCTTCCATTTGGTTACTTTGGACCTCCTGTACCCAAGGGACTGACTTTCACAGGCTCGATTTCCACCCGTCAATACCTTGACTCCTATGTATTACTTAATAAGGTCAATGTTATGACCGGTTCGAGCGGCGGCGGCCGACTTCCCCAAAAATATGGTTACGATTTTCCGTTGTGCTCTGGTTCAACGGGCGATGAACCAAACCATTTACAAGCATACATGAGTGGAACACTACTTTTCCCTACGGCTTCGCTTAGGGTCAACGCTTCTGATGGTGGTTTAAAAGACCCCACGAATGCTTATTTTGGACTTGCTAGTTCAAGAACTCAAACTTCAACACGCGGTACTAGAGGGTTGCAGGATTATGGAAGACTGTGGTATAGCGGTTTCCCCGATGATCCAACTAATAGCACTTTTACGGTTTCTGGTGTTAACGCATGGTCATATATCTTCTCAATGGATAATATTAAGGAAGCTAGTGGTATTTATACATACGAGTCTGGCTCTAGAAGAGCAGGAACATCAAAAACTTCTGGTTCGTATACATCTCTTCTGCAGGCGGGCTATGATCGCTTTACTGCCCCATTCTGGGGTGGGTTTGACGGTGTAGATATTACAGTTCCTGATCCTTTTGCTAACTCACTTATGACTGATGGTTCATCTACTGAAAAGAACAACTATGTGTTCCACTCCCTTCGGCGTGCGATTGACACTGTGACTGATCCTGAGTTTGTTGACATGAATGTCTTGACAGTTCCCGGTTTAACGCTTCCGGGCTTAACAGGGCACATAGTTGATGTTTGTGAAGAAAGAGGTGATTCTTTGGGAATTATCGATCTTCCAAATGTCTACATACCAACTCACGAATCCTATAAGAGCGATGTGACCGAAACCCGCGGCACAACCCCGCTGGGCGCAGCGCTAGACCTCAGTGACAGAAGAATTGACTCTTCATACGGAGCTACTTTTTATCCATGGGTACAAACTCGCGATGACGAAACTGGACAGCTTTTGTGGATCCCACCAAGTGTCGCAGTCTTGGGAGTTTTGGCCAGCTCTGAAGCTAAAACAGATGTATGGTTCGCTCCTGCTGGATTTAATAGAGGTGGCTTGTCTGAAGGTGCTGCTGGAATTCCGATTACTGGGATTACAGAAAAACTAACGTCTAAAGATCGCGATAACTTATATGAATATAACATTAACCCGATTGCCTCTTTCCCAAGTTCTGGAATCGTGTTGTTTGGACAGAAGACACTACAGGAGCGCCAAAGTGCCCTTGATAGAATTAACGTCCGCAGGCTTGTTATTTTTATGAAGAAGCAGATTTCAATTCTTTCGACACAAGTGCTTTTCGAGCAAAATGTGCAAGCAACTTGGAACAGATTCACGGGATTAATTGAACCGTTCTTGTCAAACGTTCAAACAAGATTCGGTATTACCGAATATAAATTGATTCTTGATGAAACTACGACTACACCAGATCTAATCGATCAAAACGTTCTTTACGCAAAAATTATGATTAAACCCGCCCGGGCCATCGAGTTTATTGCTATCGACTTTGTTATCGCTAGAACCGGTGCATCATTTGATGATTAAAATAGGGGGAAATGTTTTTCCCCTCACTATATATTTTAGAACAGGAGAACCCACACAATGCCATTTTGGTCAACAAACTTTAGACAGGATCCTACACTTAAAGATCCAAAAAGAAATTTTAGATTTACAGTAGAATTCGATGGAATCGATTCTGAACAAGGTGGAGCGCTAGCTTGGTATGCTAAGACAGTTACTAAGCCTAGTTTCACCGTTGAGAACGTCGAGCATGCATACTTAAACCACAAGTTTTATTATCCCGGTGCCGTAACATGGAATACAGTTACAATTGAGATGGTTGATCCTATTGGTCCTGATGTAACTGCAACTTTTGCTGACATTCTTCAGCAATCAGGCTATGCCCCTCCTGCTAACTCCACTGCTTTGGGTTCTATATCAAAAGCAAAAGCTGCAGGCGCCTTGGGACAAGTAACGATTACTCAGATTGATTCAGACGGTAAGCCACTTGAAACTTGGACCCTTTGGAACGGTTTTCTTAAGGATTTTCAACTTGGTACATTGGCTTACGGTGATGATGAACTATCTGTGGCCACTCTTGAAATTATGTACGACTGGGCAAGAGTTAAAACACAAAACCCATCCGAAGCTACCAACGGTACAAGAGGCAAGTCCTTTTTTAACCAAAGCGGCGGTGAGTAAAATACGACAATTATATAAACGAGAGGTGAACATTGTCTAGAAACCAAGATCGTCTTGGTGGAGTTCAACAACCGGATACGGCGCCCCCACCCCAAACTGTGAACGAAGGTGGGTTTTCATTCGTCGTTCCGACTGAATTTGTTGAGTTACCATCTGAAGGCAAATACTATCCAGAAGGACACCCATTATACGGTGAAACTTCAATTGAAATTAAGCAGATGACTGCTAAAGAAGAGGACATATTGACGTCCCGCACATTACTTAAAAAAGGTGTCGCTCTTGATAGGGTGTTAGCAAGTGTCATAGTCGATAAGTCAATTGATCCTGACTCCTTATTGGTTGGTGATCGTAATGCCATTATTATTGCAACAAGAGTTTCGGGATATGGCAATAACTATTCCACTAAAGTGACATGCCCAGCGTGCGGCGAAGTACAAGAATATGCTTTTGACTTGAACAATGCTGAGTTTTACTCCGGTGGAGATGGCACATTGGGAGTAGTAAACAATAATAATGGTTCATTTGACGTTATACTGCCCAAAACGGGCGTCACAGCTAGTTTTCGACTTTTAACAGGTTATGATGAAAAGTCGCTTATGTCGGGCTCTGAATTAGACAAAAAGCAAAAGGTCGAACGTAATGTCACAAGACAATTATCGAGTATGCTTGTAGCAGCCAATGGAGATACGTCAGCCCAAGCTATCAACTATCTTGTTGATAACTTACCTTCTATAGATTCAAGACATTTAAGGCTAGCGTACCGCCAAACAGCACCAAATATTGATTTAACACAAAATTTTGAGTGCTCAGCTTGTGATCACGAACAAGACATGGAGGTTCCGCTCTCCGCGGACTTTTTTTGGCCTGACCAGTGAGTACATGGAAAATGTATATGAGCAGTTTTTCTTCCTAAAATATTCTGGAGGCTGGTCATTTAGTGAAGCATATAATTTACCTGTCGGACTAAGAAACTGGTTTACGCAAAGGTTAATTGCTCAGTTAGAAATGGAAAAGAAAGCCATTGAAGAGGCTTCAAAAGGAAGAGGCAGTAGTAGTTCCACAACACACGCTCTCACTTCAGATAATGAGCCATCAATGCCAAATAAATTCACAAGGGGTTAAACCCCTTTGTTTTTTTGTATAAAACTATTTAATTTAGATGAGGTATAGGTTATGGCACTAACACCCGATCAAATAAAAGATTTAGTACTTGCTCTTGAGAGTCAAGGTGGAGCTGTTGGTCAACTTAAACAGAGACTTGAACAGCTAACTGAAGCTCAACTTCAATTTGCACAAGCTGAAGCGGCCGCAACAAGCGCGAGTCAAAAAACCATTGATATACTCGATAAGCAAGCCGCTGCAAATGATAGAGTTACGGCTTCTCTCGAACGTCAGCAAGAAGCAGCACAAAAGCAGTTAAATGCCGCCAGTGATTTGGCAAGCACAGCTGAAAAAGAAATCGCAGCCGCTGAAGCTCAAATCGAAATTTTTGAAAATGAAATAAGGCTTCGCGGCGATAACAATAACCTAATGCAAGAAGGGATCGATACTCTTATTAAAGATATCGAGAAACGAAAGGAACAAATACCACAATTAAAGAAAACCGATGCTGCTATGAAAGATTTGGGCGGCAGCATCACCAATATGCTTAGTGGCTCTGCACCAAAACTTGATAGCATGCTTAATGCAAAAAACCTAAAAGGCATCGCTGGAAAATTCAAAGATTTAGTAAAACACCCCAAAGGTTTAGCTGTTGGATTAAAATCAATGGCCAAGGCGAATGCTCATATGATGATTGCCCAATTAGCTGTGGCTACCGTAAAGCTAGCAAAAGACTTGGGAGATACCGAAAATGCATTTATGAGAGCTACCAATGCATCTCGCGACTTTGCTCGCAACATCACACGCACTTATGAAGAAGGTCGTAAGTTTGCCATGGCCGCAAAAGATATGACAGCCGCTGGCGTTGCCTTGACTACCACATTCACAGATTTTACATTTGCATCGTCTGGCGCGCAAAGAGAGATGGTAACTGCTACAGCTGCCCTTGCTAAATTAGGGATGAGTAACCAAGCATCTGCACAATCATTACAGCTTTTGACAAAAAGTTTTGGACAAACGGGCGTTGAGGGCGTACAAACTCTTGCAAACTTAGAAAAATTTGCTGAAAATCTTGAAGTCCCACTTAGCAAGTTGAGTGCAGATTTTATTGCCGCTGGTGATAGTTTAGCTAAGCTAGGTGACAACGGTGATGAAGCTTTTAGAAGATTAGCCAAGATTACCAAGGTCACAGGGCTCGAAATGAATAAGCTTCTCAATATTGTTAATCAATTTGACACTTTTGAGGGCGCTGCTAGACAAGCTGGAAAATTAAATGCCGCATTGGGCGGTAACTTTGTGAATGCTATGGATCTGATGATGGAAACAGATCCGGCCGCAAGATTTGAACAAATAAGAAGTGCAATATTGGATTCAGGTCTTTCGTTTAAAGAGATGTCATACTATCAGCGTAATTTCTACAAAGATGCGTTAGGGCTTCAGAGCGTAGCAGATTTGGCTCAAGTGTTGAGCGGCGATATGTCCGCTGTCACTGACGAAACTATGAAATCAGAACAAGAACTGTTGGCGCTCAAAGAGCAAGCCAGAGTGACCGCTAGTTTTCAAGAACAGTTAAACGCTGTTTTCGCACAGATGATACCAATAATTACGCCAATGATTGACGGAATAAGTGGGTTTATTGGTGTGCTTTCTGATCTCGCTCCGGTTTTGAAAATAGTTGGTTTAACTCTTATTGGGTCTATTTTTGGACCTGCGGGTGCAGCAGTTGGGGCGATTATTGCACTAATGGACACAATCAAACTTGGAGAAGATAAAGTTTCGTTATTATCTGCTTTGTTTGAAGGTCTTTTACTGCCTTTCAAAGAACTTGGCGCTGTGTTTGGTGATTTTAAATCCTATATTAATGATATGCTGGAGCCTCTTGGCGGAATTAGTGGCACTGTTGAAACTTTACAAGAAAAACTTAGTTTTTTGCTTCCTGTAATCAAATTTATTGGCGCGAGTCTTACCATGGGTTTAGCTGTTGCAATCGGTACTATAGTGGCTCCTGTGATGCTTGTAATCACACTTTTCTCTAAACTTCTTGTAGGATTACAAGCACTCGGTAACATGATGTTTAAGGAAAGTTTTGCGTCTTCGTTTTTAGATGGGCTTGTCAAAGTTGGCAATGCTATTGGCTCCATCGCAGAATCAGTTATTACAGCCCTTAACCCAATCACGCAGATGACTAATTTTGTAAAAGCACTCGGAAATACATTCACAGGGATTATTGACAGTGTTAGCAGCTTTTTTACAGTTTTAACCGCACCAGAAGCTGCGCAAAATATGAAAGATATCGCCAACGCTATTACAGCTATACCAACAACGAAAGATCTTGAATTCGTGGCATCTATGGCCGCCGCGGCGGGAACAGCCACAATTGGTTCAGCAGTCTCAACAGTAACTGCTATAGGCGGCGCCGCAGCAGAAGGAATTAGTGATTTCTTTGGTGGCGACGACACTAAAGAGAGCGTCACGGATGTTCGCATAATTAGCGATAATAGAGAGCAAGAATTAACAGTTAATCTTATGGTTGACAGAGACAAGTTAGCAACTGTTATTGAGAAAATAAATGGAAGGGAGGCTCTGCGCGCAGCAACAAGTAGAGATTAACAAATATGCCAAATAGTAAAAAAACCGCTAATCATTTTTATAATCAAAATTTTGATGCTAGCAAATATAAAAACCAAACAAAAGGTAAGGGAACGAGAAAGAAAAAAACTTATTTTTCTGACGGCTCTGATGCTTTAGCTAATATTAAGAAACAATTCGTTTCTTTTCTGCACGTTCCATCTGACAATAGCGTATATTTTAAAGCTTTTATAACTTCTTTTAATGAAACATATAGCTCTACTTGGAAATCCGAGCAAGTGTTTGGTCGTGCAGATGAAATACACAGTTTCGTTCAAACTGGACGAAAAATCAATTTATCGCTTGTGGTGCCCGCAGCTAGCGAAAGCGAGGCATTTGAAAATTTGTCTAAAGTACAAAAATTGATACAATTTCTGTATCCTAATTATGAGCATGTTCAAGAAGCGCAAACAATATCACAAGGCCCGCTTGTTAGAATAAAAGTAATGAACTTGTTGCAAGACATGTCCGATGCAGGGACTGCTGGTAATGCTACCAAAGAAATGTCAAACGCACAGTATTACGCTAGCTATCAATCACGTGGTACTGAACCACACTTAGGTACACTCGGGTTTATTTCGTCTTTAACAGTTAATCACAATCTTGAGAACCGTGATGCAGGTGTTTTTGAAAAAATAAACCCAGCGAGCCCAAGAGATAGCCTTGATGCTAGTTTCGGTGGTAGTGGACCCACAAGTCAGCCGGTACCTAACACAATATTGCCTAAAAATATTGAATTAGTAATTAGTTTCACGCCAGTTCATGAACACCCTCTCGGTTGGAATAGTAGAAATCGTTTTGGTTCTGACTCTGCAGATGTTGCAAGCCGCCAATCCGGAGAGCTTTTCCCGTATGGTGTCGCAACGTCCTCACCGGCAACAGACAATGAGTTTGCTAGTATGTCGGCAGAAGAAGCAAAAGACAAAGAAGATCAAGCTAAGAAAACCCAACAGCAGAAAGACGATGCCGAAGCGCGCTATGGTGGTATGTTTGGTAAAGGGCGTTATAAGCGAGATCAAAAACGCCTTAAGAACCGCGGAGATAAAATGCATCCAGATGAAAAAGCATATCTTGAGAGTGCAAAAAAAGGATATGAACAACAAAATCAGTAGGAACTTATTATGGCAAGATACGACGAAAAAGAAATATTATTAAATGCTAGCAAATATTATGAGCCATTGCGCAAATTAAGAGATGTTAAATTTATATCGCATTATGAAACACCGATGCTCAACCATCCCGACGTCGCTGATCGGGCTTTTTTAGCTACTGAGAGATATATTTGGAAATATGGAGATAGATTTTATAATTTAGCTTATGATTATTATGGTGATCAAAATTTGTGGTGGATTATTGCATGGTATAATGGTTATCCTACCGAAGCCGAAATAGAGAATGGATCCGTATTAGAAATCCCACTCAACTTAGAGCAAATAACTAGAGCGCTGGGGGTTTAACGCGTGTCTGCTGGTAATAAATGTAAAGCACCAGCCGACTTACGGGCCGGCGCCGATGATTATAAAGAAGTACTCCAAGAAAATTGTGATGCTATTATAGAATCACAAGATTGCTTTGCTGAAGCCGCAGGTCAGCTTAATAGCTCCCTCGATAATTTGTCTTTTTTCGGCAATAATAAACTTTCGGGTGGCGAAACAATTGATGAACTTCTTGGAGGTACAATATCTGAAGCATCGTCGATGAAAATAAATAGCGTTGGTGCTGATGGCAAACGCAAGAAAGGTGATAAGTTAGACAATGAGCTTGGGAATGATATTGTCAGGTGGCAGACAGGTACTGAGACTGAAGATTCGGGTCGACTCAAAGCCGGTGATCCTGCAAGTCGCTATACTGACTATTCAACATCGATTGGCGAAGAGGCTGCGAAAGCACAAAGAGCAAACGCAGGCCGCCGCGGCGCCACGAAGTTGTTTGATAACAGTGGTAGAACTTTGGCATCTAAAACGGTGGATGGCGGTACCTTAAAAGAAAGAATTGATGAATTAGCACAAAAGCTCAAGTCTGAGGGCGCCCCTCAGTCTGACATAGAAGCTTTAAAAGGCGCCAGTCGTGCCGCAGATGCCGCCGAAAGCGCTGTAACATCCCCGGGCTTAACATCGTGCGCTGAAAAATACGATGAAATTGAACAAGAATTACAAAATGCCGCCGGCGCAGGTATTGGTACCGCTTTGGCTCACGGTGGAGGCACCGGAGAAGAACGCGCTGCAGCCGCAGAAGCATTAGCAAGAGAAGCTGATCCAACCCAGCGCACTGTGTTCGTTGATAGCGAAATTGAATACAAAGAGGAATGTATTATTTTGAGTCAAGTGGTGCCGTTAGCAAAATATCATAGAGATTTGACATTAACGCCAGGTCCAAAACGTGCTCGTTTACCATATGAGCCAAACATGGGAGGGCTTAGAATTGGCAACGCTCCACTTTTAGTAGACGGGGAAGCTTATGGGTTCATTAACAGGCTAACACAAACCGAGTCTTATAAAGACCTATTCAACATGCCTACATCAGACATTGCCGCTTTGCAACCGTTGATAAGATTGTTTAAGGTTGTAGAATCAGAGGATTCAATTGTTGAGCATGAAATATCTTTTGACTCTTTTGCTTCTGATCAATACAACGATGTTACTGACATTTTTCAAAATAAAGCCCGCCGCGGTTTTGGTGTTGGTATTAAGTCATTTAATCTAACCTTCGATGGGCAAGATATGTTTGCTGCATCTCGCACAATAAAAGCAACGTTAAAATTGCAAGCTAACAGTTTTGATGAATTTTTAAAAGAAAGGATCAGTAATCCACGTGACTCAAAAGAAAAAGCACAAATATACCGATATATTGAATTGGCATTGAAAACTGGCGGTAAAAAAATAGAAAAATACTCAACTTTTGAAAATGATTTAAGTTTCAGATTAAAAGCAGTATTTGGATATAACCCGCACGTTAAAAACATAAAAACGTCCAGTGGCGCTCTTAACGAATCGTTTGTGTCTGTTAATCTTACGCCAGTGACTCACAACTTTGATTTTGATGAGCAAGGCCGTGTTACTTTCACTATTGAATACTATGCTTATATTGAAGAAGCGCTTTCAAAACCAAATTTAAATATATTCACAGAGCCATACGTTTTTTCTAAAATATTAGCACGACAGTTGGCTTACAACACCCTTGAATTAAATGCAGCGTGCGATCTTGCATCAAAAGATGAGCAAGAAAGTGCCAAAGCAGAACGTGAAAAAGAAGATGCCAAAGCTGTTGAAAGAGAGAAAATATGTATGATGAATCACCTGATGACACAGCTTTTTAGAGAAGATAAAATTTACATACTAAAATTGACCCGACCTGAATTAAGAATGCTTGTCGAGCAAGGTCCACATTTCAAATTCGACTCGGATCAAGTCAAAGTCGGCTCAAATGATTCTGCAGAAAATTTAAGCGACGATCTAACTAAACTATGGGAAACTCTTCAAGAAGACGATAAACAAGTCTCAGGTGTCGAAAGTTCAATTATTAGCGATCCATGGGTTAATGCCGTTCAGATTCCTTTTTTGTATGCCGGTGATATCATCGATATTATTGTGGGTGAAATGACTTCTTTTCTCGAAACAACACGTGAATTAGTTGCGCAATCTCAAGAATTTGAAGGTTTGCCGTACGATCCTGAATTAAAGGGTTTAGAACTTAATAATTTAACTGCATTAATTGATCAATATAAAAAATTTAGATTAACATTGGGACCTTTAGAACTTTATGATTATACCAAACAAAGGTACGCTAATGTTAATTTCGCTGATGTTCCAATATCCGTCGCACAGTTTACAGAATTTTTAACATCTAAGTTATTACAGAAAGATCAGGCGATATATCCTTTGACTCAATTTTTAAAAGATTTTTTCAACTTATTAATAAAAAATTATTTAAACAAATCAACATGCAAGGGAATCAATGTAAAACAAAAAACTAGATTATTTGAATCGTGTGTGACATCTTATGGAATGGATTTGGGCAAAGGAAAAGTTAAGGATCGGATAACACACAGAATACAAATGGGTATGGAGCAAAATAATTTGGGACCAAGATTATTTGTTACTAACAATAGAAAAGCAGTATCTATACTGAATATATCAGGAAAAGCTCAGTTTAAAAATCCAAACGAGGGTTATGGAAAAGAATTTAATCATTTTATATTTTACGCTGGAAGAGTACAGCCAACAAATTTAATGAATGGCAATCAATCTGAAGACGAGCAACGCGGTATTTTTCATTATTTATTGGGTAAAAATACCGGGATTGTTAAAAATATACAATTAAGAAAAACAAACTCGCCCGGGCTGAAAGAAGTAAGATTTGAAAGCGAAGGCATGCGAGGTTTAACACAACTTTATGAACTTTATGATGTTGAAATTGATAGTTATGCCAATGTTCGTGCTTTTCCCGGCACTTACATATTTGTCGACCCTCAAGGTTTTGCTCCTAATTTAGCCGCATATGGTAAGGATTTTGACTTGACAGATATAGGTATTGGCGGTTATTATATGATAATCAGAAGCCAACATGAATTTGCACCCGGTACTGCAAACACAAAACTTACGGCTGTCTGGGTCCACTCTAAGAATCCACAATCAGATAAAAGCGTTGTTGAACAAGGCGGTGGTCAAAATACTACTGTTAAAGGTAAGTGCAACGCAAAGCGTAAAAAACTAGGACTATATGAAAATGCCGCTGTCTCCGGTATTGATGAAAGCACTTTCGCAAGTGCTAAAAAAGACCAAGTATCAACACCACCAAGCGGTGATAACTAAATAAGGAAATAATAAAATGTCTGACTTATATATTGAAAATCCGGATGAGGACTCTTTTAAAACTTATAACAAAAAAACAGTTTATAATATTGATACATTTGCTGACATAAAAGAATATGGCAATTTGATTGACTTTAACTTAGGAGAGAAATTTTTCTACGGTAAAGTTCAGCGTAATTTTGTACCAATGTATTTTGACAACACGGCAATTAAATTAAAACCGTTGACCGCGACTCCATCACAAGGCGCTTCATACGCCGCCATGTCGTTTGTGGCCGATGCGTTTGAAAAGCTAGCCTTACAGTTTTCGAGAGCAATCACGGCTAACAAAATTTACGCTGATGAACAGCATTTAAGCAACATAGTGGCACACAAGGCGTACACAGATCCAGTTCAACTCTACAATACACATTTGATTTCATTTACTGAGAGTCTTGTGGAAAAACTTAAAAGTGACGAAGCAGTCGAAATTAAAAACTTTAATGATTTTCTTGTATATTTTAAAAATTACGTGCTCAAAAGTTGCCATGAAATACCGTTTACATTTTCAGCATACTTAAAAAGTAAGTATTGCCCTATGACAGCTAGCGGTTTAGTAATTGAGATAGCTGATTTAGACTATTTTAACGATAATCAAAAAATGACCTTATTTTATAGGAGCAAAAACTGGGAATATTTTTTAAATGCATGCAGATCCTATGGTTTTGCAGTGGATAAAAATATTCCTTGGAGAATCATTGCAGACATCGCCTCTCAGCCTATGTTACAATATGCACAGGCTTATGGTCTTGGGAAAACTGATATGATATTAAATTCTGGATTTGCTCGGCCTGAAATGCTTTTTATTAAAAGATTTAGGGCGTACTTGTTAGATGTTTATAACAGAGTTATTGAAAACGAGATAGCAAAGCTTAAATCTTGCAAAAATGGGTTAATAGTCAGCTATGTGAAACCTAAAAAGTACAGTACTGGACAATTTAACATGACTTTCAATGATGCAAAAATGTTAAAGTTATTTTTTGACATTAGGTTCGCTGAAGATCCTAAAGACTTTACAAAAGAAAAGAAAGATGATATTATTAATAAGTGTCTAGAAATTTATAGTCCCGGGGGTACTAAAGGGATTTCAAAAAGTATAGGCATATTTGAAAAAATTATTAATCAACCATTTGACTACCGTGGCTCATCGAGTTATCTTTATAGTCAATATAAAAAAGGTTTCGGAGCGAAAATTGTATTATCAGAGCCTAGACGATAAAACAGAATGTGTCGGCGTATATGTAGACGGTAAATTGTATTTTGAGAATATTCCAAGTGATTTAACTCGCACTTGGCGCCACA